AGGAAAGAAACGGGTTGTATTGAAAGCACCCACAGGTTTTGGAAAGACCGTTCTGGCGGCAGAGATAATCCATCGTGCGTTAGAGCGCGGCAAGAAAGTCCTGTTCGTTGTCGATGCGATCAGCCTAGTAGATCAGACTGCAGAGTCTTTCCAGCAGCAGGGCATCACCGACGTCGGGGTAATCCAAGCGACACACGAGATGACTAACCCTGAGGCTCGTGTACAAGTGTGCTCTCAGGCGACACTGTCTCGCCGCAGACACATGCCCGAAGCCGATCTAGTCTTGGTCGATGAGATACACGTCTTTTATAAGTTCTACGCAAAGTGGATGGAGAAGTGGGACCTCGTGCCGTTCATTGGGCTGAGCGCGACGCCGTACACGATAGGGCTCGGTAAACACTTTCAAGAGCTGGTGTCTACCGCGACCACTCAAGAGCTAATTGACGACGGAGACCTGTGCAAGTTTAGGGTCTTTGCCCCGTCCCAGCCTGACCTGTCCAAAGTCAAGATCACCGCCGGCGATTTCAATGAGGCCGACCTAGCGATAGTCATGAACAATGCAGATCTAGTTGCGGGCATCGTAGAGACATGGAAAGAAAAAGCTACCGGACTTCCGACGCTAGTCTATGCAGTTGATCGGGCGCACGCACGGGCAATCCAAAAGCAGTTCGGCGAGGCGGGCATTGTGTTTGAATATATCGACGCATTCACAGAGCGCGACGAGCGCGACGTTATTAAAAAACAGTTCCATAACGGGGACGTGGCTGGCGTGGTCAACGTAGGCTGCTTGACAAAAGGCATCGACTGGGACGTGCGTTGCATAGTCCTCGCCAGACCGACCAGATCGGACATGCTGTACCAGCAGATCATTGGCAGGGGCCTGCGTAACGCGCCTGGCAAAGACCACGTGCTGATTCTAGACCACTCAAGCACCACGCTCAGGCTTGGGCTCGTAACAGAAGTCGACGAGCGACACACAACACTAAACATGGGCAGGAAGGTTAACGGGCCACGGGCCGAGGTAGAGCCTAGAGCGAAAGAATGTACCCAGTGCCACTTCGTCAAGCCACCGTCGGTGTGGAAGTGTCCCAACTGTGGCCATGAGCCCCAGCGTCAGCCCGCAGTGGTCCACTCGGCAGGCAAGCTCAGTGAGATAACAAGGACACAGAAGTACAACAGCAAGCACGGCACTGCAGAACAGAAGTCAAAATTTTTCGGTGAGTGTTTGGTGTACGCTAGTGACCGTGGAAAGTTAGAAGGCTGGGCAAAACATCTATACAGATCTCGGTACGGTGTGTGGCCGTCTAAAATTACACCGACCATGCAAGAGCCTTCCCCAGAAACGATTAATTACATAAAGTCGCGGGCAATACGATACGCGAAAGGGATTTCACAATGATGGCAGAATTCAAAAGGGCGACTGATGGACGATGGTACGGAATACTAGGCACGTACGGCATAGACCACAGCTTCTTGCGTAACGTGCACGGTCCTTGTCCTTTGTGTGGAGGCAAGGACAGATTCAGGTGGGACGATAAAGACGGCAGCGGGTCTTACTTTTGCTCAGGCTGCGGCGCTGGCAATGGATTAACTCTATTAAAAAAATATACAGGTAAAAATGCTATGAGTTTAGTTAACGAAATACAGCCCAAGGCCGACAGTTACAAAGCGGTGCCGGTCAAGCCTGCGGCAGACGGTAGCGCTAGGATCAAGTCGGTGCTCAAAGAAAGCCGAGTCTTGTCCTCGTTCAGAGGCGGCGTCGTCAGGAAGTATTTAAAGTCGCGTGGTCTAAAGTCTTCGCCGTTTCTGATGGAACATGCAGGCTTGAAATATTACCACCACAACGGGGATCTGTTGGGCGTGTACCCTGCGATGGTGTCTCCCTTGAGAAACAAAAACGGCATAGTCACGCTGCACGTTACGTACTTAACGTCAGACGGAGAAAAGGCGCCGGTGACAAACGTAAAGAAATTACTGACACCAGTTGGTGACATGGCGGGCGCGTCTATCGTCTTAACGAAGCAGTATGAGCATCTGGGCATAGCAGAGGGCATAGAGACAGCGCTAGCAGTGATGGAGCTACATAACATGCCGTGCTGGGCTGCGGCTAATGCAGGGCTGCTTGAAAAGTTCCTACCGCCAGAGGGGACGACTCAAGTGACAATCTACAGCGACAACGACTCAAACTTTGCCGGTCAACGGTCAGCCTATATCCTAGCAAATAGTTTGTCTAAGAAGGGCATAAAGGTAGACGTAGTGATACCAAAGCTGGTCGGTGATTTTGCTGACGAGATTGCGGGATGAAATGGCCACGACAATACGCAGCCGCGTACATCAAAGCGGGCACGGACAAGGACGCACAGAAGGCAGCTGTCGCGGGATGTCCGGTCGAGTTTCAGGATCTGGTCAGGACACACATAAAAATACACCGATTACTAGAACAGTACGGCCATAAACCAAGGGCTAAAAAAAATGGAAATTAGCGAGAACACTTTTGTTGTAAATTCGGAAATATCTTGCGCGGCCTTTGCAAGGTGGGCCCACGAAAAGTGGAAAGAGCACAAGTACCTGACGTTTGTTTTTCGTGCAGGGGTTGAGCGCAGCCTCGACCAGAACGCGCTGTTTCACATATGGCTGTCGTTGTACGCTGCACACCTAGGCAAGATTGACCACCGCAATGTGACCGAAGAGATGATCGAGTTCATGAAGCGCAAAGCAAAACATTTGTACTATCTACAGACCGGGTCCGAGTGGCTGGTGAAGACGTTGGTGAATCCACGCACTGGCGCCAAGGGCAAGCCGTACTACCGGAGCTCGGCCGAGTACAAGACTGGTGAAATGTTCCAGCTCCTGACGTGGCTACAGAACACTGCCGCGAACGACGGGCTGGTGCTAGAGTCCAAGGGTCAGTACCAGAAGCTGCAGAAAGAACACAATGGCGAATAGCAAAAGGAAGTGCGGCGGGTGCGGAGAGTATTTTCGTCCCGTGCAAGTCTTCCCTGGCCCTGTAGCATGGTGCTCGCCAGAGTGCGGCGTCACAGTCGCGAAGAAGCGCAGGATAGTGATTGATCGTGCACAGGAAGCCGCACAGCGCAAATTGACCTCTCAGGCGCGTGAACGTATCAAGCCAATGTCAAAGTGGCGTGCAGAGGCACAGGCGGCGGTTAATCGGTACGTCAGGCTCAGGGACAAAGGGTTGCCGTGCGTTTCGTGCGACCGGCCAGACGATGGCAAACATCAGAGGCACGCGTCACACTACCGGAGCGTGAAGGCGTGCTCGGCCCTGCGTTACAACCCAGACAACATCTACGCGAGCTGCGCCCAGTGCAACGCAAGCCTGTCCGGTAATCTCATAGAGTACAGGATCAGGCTGGTCCGCAGGTTCGGGGTGGGATTGGTAGACTGGCTCGAAGCTCAAAACGGTGTCACGAGGTACACCGTGGAAGATTTGAAAAAAATTATATCAGACTACAGGGGGCGTCTTAACTAACCGTTCCCTGCTTACAGCGTCTACCCACCGCTTGCACGAAAAACAGAACCAGCCTTTTCTGTACGGGTGATTGTCCGGCGTGTCGTTCGCTATGACGCTGACCATCTCGGCGCCGCAGGCACACGGCTGGGGCAAATCCTCGTCTTTCATTCCAAGTCCTCTTCAATCTTGCCCTTTGCCCTCCAGCCCTTTAGATCACCGTCTTTCCAGTTCTGCTTTGATTTTTTGCGGGGCAGCACATGGCTTTTAATCACGAACGGCTCGGCCATTTTGCCGCTACGGTCCAAGCCTGTCGCGTCAGTCTCTAGCTGAATAATCTGCCCGCCCCTGCGCAGGAATGTAGCGATGTGTTCATCGATCTCAGCCTGCCTTACTAGACTGTCAGTGTACTCGGTGCGGTCCTCTACCAGCTTGATCGGGGGTTGTTTTTTCATTCACATATTTCCTTTGCATTATTGTTGTCAGTCTTAAACATTACCAAGCACCATCCCATAATTATTTACTTTTTGCAGATTGTCTGTATTTACAATTTTGATTAACTTATTTTTTTTAAATTGAAAGTAATCAACATGGTGATGCCAGCGATTGAATTTAAAAACAACTTTCGCAACATCAGGATGCAAGTCGGCCAGCATCTGGCTCTTCGGCAAAGTACCTTCTGCATCGTAGAAGTCGCCGCTGTTGCCGCCACGCATTCTTTGAGTTGTAATTTTTCCGCACAAGAAAGCGTTAAATTGAATGGTGCAAAGGCCGTCTTTCAGTACCCTCAAACTTAAATCTGTGTCTTCGTTGTATCTGCCACGCCACCGATAGCCAGCATGATTATCAATTAACAAGCACGAATAAATGCGAGTGTTTAAGACATAGGGAGGAACAGCATCCACTTTCTTGCAAAACGAATAGTAATTAAGGCCAGCTACAGGGACGTTGGAATACCTGCCTACAAAATCTTCTGCTGCAAGAAGTGTCGAGCCAGTGCGAACCTCAAGTTTCTCATTTTTATTGAGATAGTGAAACGCATCAATGTTGTCGTCCATGACCCAGTGCCGAGCAAATCCGTTGCTTGTGCTGTGGTCTAAGCAGAAGTTCCTTGCAGGGCCTGGCCCAGTGCTTTTTGTCAGACCAAAATCGTCACAAAGTTCATACTCAACCTTATATTTATCTGGCAACACCAGCAGTGTTCCGAAACACCTGCCAGCCCGATACAGCTCTAACTCGTTCTGCTCGACAACAATATAGTGCTTTACGCCCATCTCATGTAATGCTCTTGTAGTCAGACCATTTTCATGACGGCCTTTAGATACAATATAGATTGGGAAGTTAGGGTTCATTAACGTATACCTTACGCTCTACTCCCCAGTGGGATTTAAAAGGATGCCAAATGCTTTTTGTTTTTAACGTAAGCTGTTGGTTTAATTTTTTTTGAAAATCAAGGTAGTCATTTTCAGTTTCAAATCTAACAATAATTTCCTTAAAAGGTTTTTTGTTTTGTTGATCAAACTCAGGCATACCGACCCACTCTGGGTATTTATCAAATAGATCAATCATTCACATACTTCCTTAGCATTATCGTTATAGTCCGGCCAGCCGTATTCACCTCCTGACTCCTGATAGATCTTAAACATATCGCAGTACAAGACCCGCTGCCGCTCCTCATCGCCGTACTCCATAGTACCTGCGACACAAGCGGCTAATAAGAACAGCGCTACTACGCCCATACAAACTACATCCGATGGATTTATCATTATCTTGCTCATAATCTTGCTCATAGCTTGGTGTCAATGTTGTGGTTAAACCGCTTGGCGCCCAGTACTTGTAGCGCACAGTCGTAGGCTACAACGAGCTCGTCGTCCTGCGCGTCGTTGGCCTCGCACCGCAGGCCCCAGATCTTGTCCTCTAACAGACTAAGCTCTTTCACGCTAACGCAATTGTCGATCTCTTCGATTAGCTCATCTACTAGGTCATCTAGTTTACGCATGGGTTTACTCCGAGACTAAAATGGAACGTCTTCGATAATTTCTTTGGGTTTTGTAGCAGGTGCTGTGTCAGCTTTCTGGATAGAAAATCTTAGCGACGGCGAAGTTGGTTTTTCTTTATCGCCTGGCCACGCCGACACGGTGTATGTCACGCCCTCCACGTCCAGCTTGCCAGTCCATTTCGGCGCCTTTTCGTTCTCTAAGTGTTTTTTGTTGGCCCAGATCGCGCCTTTGTTTTTGTTGTCGTATATCATGTTTTGCTCCAGTTGGTTTAATACAAATATTTCTGTAGGTCTTTGCGTCTTACCCAAGAGTTCAGCTTGCCGATGACTTCGTTTCGGCTGAATCCAAAAAAAACTAACGTGTCGGTGTCAGACTCGCCGGTGCTAGTCAGGCGCCAGAACCCTTTTTTGATTTCTGTGATGATCATTTCTTTGCGTCCTCGTTTTGCTTCAGACGGTCAAACAACGCGTCGACAGAGCGTATCGCGTCATTTGCCAAGTCGTACGGGCAGTGGGCAAGCCTAGGCTCGCCAGACAAAAGTCCCTGCATTGCGAGCACGCAAGCCAAGTCGTACGGTGTCATTGAGTCGTGCGTTATTGCCATGTGTGTGTCTCCTATTGATAGTTGTTTAATCGTTCTTGTACGTCGGCGTATGCAGCCTCGGCCTCGCTTTCTGATATTCCTGAGATTGCTAGCCAAGACCCATCTTGAAGTGCCCATTTAATCTGCGTGAGCGTAAACCCAATCTCGATCAGGTCGTCTACAAGATTGCTCATTCTGCCTCCTTGTCGATCTCCGCACGAAAAGCCCTGCAAAAATGGATCCTAGCCTCTGGGCTTTCTATAGAGTCTGCGAGTTGGCTAAATACAGAGATCGCCCCGCCGCGTGCTGCTGGTGCGTTTACGTCATAGCCGCTGTCTAATCGACGCGTTGCCTGTGCAATTAGTTTTCCGAGATCGATTGCGCATTCGTTAGTAATTATCATTTTGCCACCGCCTGCAAATATTTACGTATGATCACTCTCATCATAGACTCTAAAGATCTGCCGTCGTCTTCTGCCATCGCGACCAGAGTTTCTTTAATGTCAGTGTCTACCCGAACAATGATTGACGCTGTAGTTTTCCGTACTGGTAATGTTTTTTTCATGTCGTTTGCTCCGTAACAAAGAGTGTGCATCGTGACTCATCTGCAATCACGATGCAACACCCAGTTGATAGATTATGCTGCAAGTTTTAGTTTGGCAAAGTGCTCGGTGATAGACCAAAGCGCTTTGTTCAGCTTGACGTTCTCTGACACGCCGCCGACGGTTCGTGTGCGGGTCCTGCGTCCGGTTGCAGATCGTCCTGCTATCCCGCCCTGCAGCAAGCCCTCTTGGACACGGTTGAAGGTAGTCCAAAGCGACCTGTCGTCGTCAGCTGAGCGCTTGATGCGCAGCAGTGCAGACGGGTTGATCGGAGCGCCATCTTCGCCCCAGCGCAATACAGAGGCCTGTTGGGCTATCAGCATCTGCTCTGACTCGTCGAGCTGGATTGCCTTGTAGTCGTCGATGCGGCTTTCAATCGTTTTGAGATTGTCTAGCACGGCAAACGAGCCTTCGATGACGTTGTCGACAACGTTGCCGGTGTGACGTACGCGCACGTCGTCGCAAATGTCGCCGGCTATCAGGCCGTTGCTGCACACAAAGCGGAAGAACCCGCTCAGCAGCTGGTACGAGCTGGAGCCGTCGTGCGAGTTGAGCAGGATGATCTCGCCTACCTGTTCTTTGCTGGCTACTGCGCTTTCGTGACGCAGACGGACCATGTGCTTGGTGTGCTCACGTTTGCCCTCGTCACGTACTTTAGTTTGACGTACTTCGTAGGGCTGGAAGCCTTGGCCACGCAGACCGTCTATCACGTCGATCGTTGGGATGAAAGTGTAACGCTCGCCGCGTGACTCGTGCGCCGACTGGGCTAAGACGCTAGGCGCGTAGTGCGCTATCGCCTCGTTGCTCAATGCATAGTCTGAACGGTAAGAAGTTTGTTTGCTTGAGCTGTTGTATCTGTACATTATGAATCTCCTAGTTGTTTAAAATTAAATTAAGATTTGCGGGCGGATACGCGGACAGCAACATAGCTGTCTTGTGCGTGGGTATGAGCCGCAATGAGCTGACGACTTGGAGCCAGCTTGTTAGCGACTGCTTCCCAATCGGTCTTTGGCGAGCGTTCGCAGATGCTTACTGCGGCACGGAAGAACTTGCCTTCCAGAGCCGAGAAACCCGACTCGGTTAAAGCAGCCTTGATCGCGTCTTCACGGCTTTTAAGATCTGCCGCTTGTGCTTTGATAAGACCCAGCTCGTCTACCAAGCCAGAGAAGTCTACGTTTACTACTGTGTTCGTGTTGTTCATTTTGTCTACCCTAGTTGTGGCCGGTCGGTGCGATCAGCCCATGTACGTATATTGATCCATCTAGAATCAGATTGCAACAATTATTTCAAACTATTTTCATTTATTTTTATCATCGCTTCTTGCTCGTCTTCTTGCTCTCTGCAGCTGGCGCAAAGCTCGTCGTCCTCTTCGGCCAGCCGGTCAAAACACGCACAGCACGGGGTGGCCTCTGCGAGCTCGTCAAACCCGCACGAAGGGCACGCCAGGCAGATGCTAATCGTTGTGTCCATCGCGCCCCAGAACTCCGACGTGTCCGACACTTCCTTCGTGTCGAGCTCTGACTCTGACCAAAACTTTTTGCAGTTCGTGCACTGATAAACGTGCAGGCTGTCGCCGTTACAGTTTGGACATCCGTACTTGTCTTGTATTTCTTTCCCACAACAAATCATTTTGAATCTCCGGTTAGTTTGGGGGCTTGCGCCCCCGTTAGTGTTTAGTGGTGGCCGGTGAGGCTTTAGTTGTGATACTGGATTGACACATCGCCGTTCACGGTCATCGTGCATCTGCGCCCGCCGTTTATGTAATCGACGATGGCCCGAGCTGGGGCTGATCGATTAGCGCAAGTCACTGCCGCTCGCACCACGTTTTCGATTTTGGTTTGTTTTCCGTTATGTCTTACTGTAACTGACTGCATTTTCTTGCTCCTGTTTTGGGTGAGGGCTTGCGCCCCCGTTAGTTGGTTTAAACTAATTTTGCAAAGCGTTTTGGGTAAGCACATTCTTTTCCATTACGTTCAAACAAAATATGCAAGATGTGCTGTCCGTTGATGCTTGGACCAATTCCTCGCGCTTGTCGATATTCAATCTTAGTTACTGTTACTAGAGAGCCGCTCACTTTAACGACAGAACCTACAACTACTCCCGCTTCGCCTATCTTAACTTCACTCAAAGGCTTGCCGTGGTATTTGTTAGCCACCTGCTCTAAGTAGTTTGCGAAATCAACGCCAGCCTCGATTCTGTAAGTCAACTTTCTTTTCAGGCCGTCTACCGCACGTTTTTGTTGTATCTCGGTAGCGTTTGCAAACTGAATTACAAGATGACCAAGGTCAATTTTTTCTGGAGTGACTATGCCAGCTTCTACAGCGGCCAGCTCTTTTTCAATTCCGGCAACAGCCAATCGAACTGATTCAACTGTCCGGTCAGCTTGAATGCGGCATACTTGAATGGGGGCATAACTGTGTCCAGAGCAAACGCCGTTGAACCAACCATGATTCACGGTGTAGCCGTGTTTGCTCATGCTGCCACGTACAACAGCTTGGTCGTTACCGCATGATGGGCAGTTACCGCGAACTTGAATTTTAGAAGAAGTTGTCACTTTGAATCTCCGTTACCCTCAGCACCATTGCTTCGGTGTGAGTATATTGGTTCAATATGAATCACAATGCAACACTTATTTTCACTTATTTTCAATTATTTTAGTGTGGGGCTTGCGCCCCGTTTAGTTGGTTATACATAGTTGTTTCTAACTAGAAAGGCCACTAGCTCAAAGTGGCGTCCCTCTTTGTACTTCCCTCCTTGGGGGTAGATGTAGCTGACCTCTTGCCCGTCACGCAAGATGGTACCGACTAACTTTTCAGCGCGGGCTTCGCGCTTTTCAAGACGGGTCAGCGCCCGATCTCCTGCCTTAATTCTGCGGCTAACTCTGCTTTCTAGAAACTGTTCGATGTTCTGCATTTTGTATCTCCCGTTGGCTGCTTTCGCACCAGTTAGTTAGTAAATTGATCGACCAATTACTTTGTTAATATCGTATCCAGCTTCTTCAGCTCGCGTTCCAGCACAATTTTTTGCTGATGCGTACATTAATTTCCAGTACGCTGATGACTCATAAACTGCCTGCTCTGCGTTTTCGCTGTCAACACATGCGTCTGTGATGTAACTTGTGACATCTGTGTCTGTTGCGCAGACAACAGCCCAAGCCGCTTCAATCTCAGCAAGCAAAGCCCAATAAGCCGCTTTTGCTACTGCTTTAGCTGCGTCTTCTACGCGCTCTGCAGCGTCTTGTGCAGCCCACTCAAGTAGCATTGCTTTAAATTCTAAGTCTGTCATGTCTGTCTCCGGCCTAGGCTGAATTGCTTCGGTGTGAGTATATTGATTCAGTTAGAATCATATTGCAACACTTATTTTCTCTTATTTTCAATTATTTTTTAACGGGGTGTTTTAGGGGTCTTGTGACAGTTTTCAGGTACGGGCTAGCAGAAGGCGGTAAAGGCGGTAAAGGGGGTAATTTCAGGCAAAAAAAAGCCCCTAGGCTTGGGGGCTTCGGGGCTTGCATTACGCACGGGAGTGACGTAATGTGTGTGCGTCGGAGGGTTGTTCAAGCCCTAGGAGCCGATACCAAACAGCAAGTAAAGATCGACTCTGACCAACTGGTCGCGATTCTATCAACAACTCTGCAGTAAGACAACCTTCTGGTCGTCCGGTATCGTCCAACCTAGCCCCGACCCGGTGTGTAGCTAATCACTGACCGGTCAACTCATGTCCGCCGATACCGACAGTCACATGTCCGGCGTAACGGGACGCCAACGCAGGGCTGACCTGCCGATGCCGACCAAGGCTAAATTGGGAAGCCAACCAGAGGCTAACACTGGGATAGCAAAACGTGCTCAGGTACTGAGGAGCGACTGTCTGGCAGGATTGCATGTCCTGTCGGAGCAAACCGGGTAAGTGGACACCTCAGGGCAACTTGAGGAGGGTAGGGAGCTGGCCAGCTGTCAGGATGACGAATGGTTTCCGGAAATAGGTGCGTTTTGGATTTTGTGCTGGTGTACTACACTACACTATACATCACTAGAGGTAGAGCAGGGCAGGTGTCCCTGAAGCTCCTCAAAGACCGACTGTGGAGACAAAATTGAGCTTCGTCTGCCCGTTACCGCCGATCAAAGTTTACGTCAGGGCTGAGTACCTGTACGACCACCAGAAGGGCCACGGAGGCTTGGTCGAGGGCGTATGGTGCTGCGTCAAGTCGGTCAGGGGCGAGGCGTTCCGGTTTGAGACCTATCTACCTGAATTTGCAGCACTTTATGACAAGTTGCCCATTTCAGCGTTTGTGTGGAAGGCGTGTGAAAAACCGCTAGAGCTAGACATTTTGCAGATCTGGGACGCGCTGACGTACCACGTTGAGGTGATCGACAAACCGTTGCTGAAAGGGCTGAGGTGTGAGTTCTACGGCAAGGACGGAAACCGCTACGCTGGGGAGTACATGTTCACGCTCGATGGTGCTAATCCTGATCCACGGGTTCCAGACTTTGGGTTCTCTGAAACGCCCGACGAGCACAAGAGCTACAACCTCTTAAAATTGGACAATGGTCAATTTGCGCTCCAGCCTAACAACCGAATCCAACTGTTCGACAATGCCTTGGCACACCGAGATCTCAAGACCCCAGACTTTAGGGTCTGTACCCGTAAATACAGCGTGGAAGATAAGGCCAAGTGGAGGCTAGGAAGCACTACAACCGTGGGCTACGACGATGCCAAAGATCTATAATTTCAGGGACCAATCATGAGATGCGGACGCTGCGAGCACTTCAGACGAGACGGGTCGGACAACACACTAAAAACAGGACGGTGCGCAGCGCCAATGCCTGGCGCAGTCAACACAACGAAACTCTACGTTATCAGCGCTAGGTCGGAGCTGGACTGTCCCGTGTTCAAGCTGCCAACAAAATTGCTCCTGTCGGTGCTAAACAGTTGACAGATCAACCGTCTATGCAACACAATCCATCATCTCGCGTTAAGAGCGTCGCTTCCCCCTAGTTGTCGACGTGAGCTTAACGCCAGTGAGTCGACCCCCCGCTAACCCGGCTGGGTCGGCGCCCTACTACCACAGCAGCCAAACGTGGGCTGACAGGAATCCAATGGCAAGCAGCACTACCACAAAGGCTAGGGCAGAGAAGGCCGCAGAGAAAGCCGCCGCAGCACTAGCATCCAACACCGTCGCACTCAAAAACCACCTCGCCCACAGGGCAATCGCTGGCCTCCCAAGACCCGAAGAGCGCCTCTTCGACCGTGAGTTAGTGAGCGCTCACATCTGTACCGAGATCAGGTCAGGACGGTCACTGAACGACATCTGCAAAAACGACGTTGGAATGCCCACCATTCAGACCTACAAGTCTTGGATTCAGGCGGATCCAGACGGAGTGGGCACTCACTACGCACTGGCTCGGCAGCACGGTTATTCCCACATGGCTGACGATATTCTGGTGCTCGCAGACAAGACGCACGAGTGGGTCACGGTGCACGCGCTGAACGTCAACGGTGAGCCGGCGTACGACTCGGACGGCAACCCGATACTAAAACAAGAATTGATGAGCCTGAACTCAGACGTCGTGGCCCACAAGAGGCTGCAGGTCGACACGCGTAAGTGGCTATTGAGCAAGGTCCTGCCGAAGATCTACGGAGACAAGATCGTCCAAGAGCACATTGGCGCTAACGGCGGACCGATCGCCTTGGCCGCGGTAGACATGAAGAACCTGACGGACGAAGAGCTGGAGAGCATGAACCTGATGCTGACGAAGGCTGGGGCTGGTTGAGCACAGCTGCGGCGGTGCACGGGCTGGTAAAGCGCGAGATAGAGCGCAGGAAGGCCTCCGCGTCGCTGTACGAGTTCGTGAAGCAAAGCTGGCATGTGGTAGAGCCCGGCATACCGTTCATCAAGAGCTGGCACATTGAACAAATTTGTGAGCATTTAGAAGCGATTACGTCTGGCGACATACGTAAGTTGCTGATCAATATTCCCCCCAGACACAGTAAGTCCACCATCGTCTCGGTTATGTGGCCTATCTGGGAGTGGTTAACCGACCCGTCACAGAAGTTCTTGTGTGCGAGTTACTCCGGCAATCTGAGCATCAGGGACAACCTGAAGGCTAGGCGCCTGATCCAGTCCCCTTGGTACCAAGACCGGTGGGGGCACATGTTTGAGCTGGCGGGTGACCAGAACGCCAAGGCAAGGTTCGAGAACTCTGCGACAGGGTACCGGCTGGCCACGTCGGTCGGTGGTACTGCAACCGGTGAGGGTGGCTCGAGATTGATCTTGGACGACCCGCACGGGGCTCAGGACGCACAGTCTGACACGATGCGTGAGTCTGCACTGGAATGGTTCGACATGGTGTGGAGCACGCGGCTCAACAACCCGAAGAAGGACGCGATGGTCACGGTCATGCAACGACTGCACGAGCGCGACATCAGCGGCCATATCTTGGAAGACATTGGCGGCTGGGAGCACATCTGTATTCCGGCGGAATGGGACGGCAAGCGGCGGAAGACCGTACTCGGACCCTACGACCCTAGGACGGTGAAGGGCGAACTGATCTGCCCTGAGAGGTTCGGGGAGGCGGAGATCACCCAGCTCAAGCAGCTCTTGGGCGCGTACGGCACGGCTGGCCAGCTGCAGCAGGACCCTACCCCGAGCGAGGGCGGCATACTCAAGACGTCTTTCTTTGCCATGTGGCCGCACGGTTCAGCGCTGCCTACATTTGAATACATCTTGCAATCTTACGACTGCGCATTTACAGAGAAGACCACTGGCGATCCCACTGCGTGTACTGTGTGGGCAATGTTTACCCATAAGGGTCAGCGTAACGCGATGCTGATCGACGCCTGGGACGAGCACCTAAGCTACCCAGATCTGCGTACTAGGGCCATCAAAGAATGGACCACAGAGTACGGCGGCATGACCAAAGACTCGCCCTTCTCGCGTGCACGCCGTCCTGACAGGGTACTGGTCGAAGCTAAGGCCAGCGGTCAGTCTCTGCTGCAAGACCTGCGGCTGGCCAAGGTCCCTGCGGTCGGGTACAACCCTGGCAATGCCGACAAGGTCTCTCGTGCCCATCAGACGGCGCCAACGCTAGAGCTCGGACTGATCTGGATACCTGAGTCGAAGAAGAACCCCGGTCAGCACGTAAGCTGGGCCGCAAGCTTTCTCAAGCAGGTCGGCAAGTTCCCCGTCGCAGAGCACGACGACTACGTGGACACGTTCACGCAGGCGATCATCTACCTGAAGAACGACGGGTGGTTCGAGCTGCCGAAAGCCAAGGACATCGACTATCCAAAAATTGACGACAAGCCACGCATAAACCCCTATGCCGCGTGAGCAATAGTGCTATACTTTCAGCATCGACAGCAGATCGAGATATGCCGGCATGCCTAATAAACCAGTGGACAAAGACACGCTGCCGCTCAATCAGCCTCGTCGCACGCCTAGCCATCCGACGAAGTCTCACGTTGTGAAGACCAAGGTCGATGGTAAAGAGAAGATCATCCGGTTCGGTGAACAAGGCGCCAGCACTGCGGGCAAGCCCAAGGCTGGAGAGTCTGACAAGATGAAGGCCAAGCGTGCCTCGTTCAAGTCACGCCATGCAAAGAACATTGCCAAGGGACCAAGCAGCGCCGCCTACTGGGCCAACAAGGTCAAGTGGGCTGAGGGCGGCACAGTCGAATCAACAAGCGGGCTGCAAGACCTGCTGGACAAGTACGCTGAAGGCGCCGTCAAGTCTACGCGCACGGTAACCGACGCATTAGCGAACCTTACCCCGATGGGCGACATGTCCCGTGAAGCTGCACGCGCAGCAACCCTAGTCTACCCTAAAGAAACCGAGCTTGGCGGCGAAGCTGACGCGTTGCGGCACATGCTGTTCCAGTCTGAGCTGTCGGACAAGTACGGCGAGCTGCCCGCGTACATGGTCGGTCTGGCGAACGAGTATCTCAGGGGCGGACTACAATCCCCAGCAGAAAGACGGATGGACCTCGATAACGATATGTTAGGCAGGGCGTTCGGTCGGACGGTGTCAGACCCTGACGAGCGCATGCGCATGATGATGGACCTTATCGACATGGGCGGCGCGACCACGTTAGAAGACAGCGAGCTGGGCTACGCACGCGGCGGGCCGGTTCCTGGCTTTGGCAGGGGAGGCAACTGGGCCGAGATTGCCGCGAAGGCACGCCTAGGCGTTAAGACAGCGGCTGAAGAGCTGCTTGATCTCTCACAAGAAGCCAAGTCGGCAAGAGCAGTAGAGCAAGGGTTCACGGACAGGTTGTGGCACTCAAGCAATGAAGTATTTGCTGGATCGCCACAAGCTAAAGAAGCCATTGAATATAATATTCCCATTCGACGTGAATTTAAAAACGTTTTTGGGGGCACCTATTTTTCACCAGAAAGCGATTTAACAGGAGAAATTTTTGGTAAAGGAACTTTTGGTGGACCAGCAGAATATTTGATAAAAAAGGGAAATAACTTTGACGCTCATCATCCGAGTATGGGCGAAGAACAGAAAAAACAATTAAAAGATATACTTAATTCAGTGTTAGACACTGATGATATTGAAGGAGCAGCCGCAAGACTTGATATACCGTTAGAAGATGTTGATAGCTTTGATCTTTTTACAGATGGTGAATTTTATCAAGCATTTGGTAGAGATGCACAAGACAAAGTCATGAATGCTTTTTCTAAGAGAGGCTATGATTCAGTAACATTCCCTGACAATTTGGCTTCTGGCGACATGACACGTTCAACTGTTGTTTTTAATCCATCTCACATTCGATCGCCCGATGCTGACTTCGACCCCTCCAAGCTAGACTCTTCGGATCTAGGACACGCCAAGGGTGGCTCCGTGCCTGGCTTTGGCAGGGGAGGTATCAATCCAAAAGAGCTTGCAGCAAAGGTATCCGGTACGCTCAAAGAGGCACAAGACCTGCTTGGCATAACGCCTGAAGCACAAGCGGCTTGGCGTGCGTCTCGCACAGGGAGCAAACGGACCCGCGTACCAGAAGTGAAAAGCGCAGCAAACAGCTTGCGCTTAGGCGACATATCGACCGACGAGTATCAGGCAATAGTACGGCAATTCATGCCGATCAAACCGTTGGGGGCGGTTCAAAACGTGCCTACATTCGAGAACATTGCGCTATCGCTTAGCAAAGACCCAAATAAATCAGCGGGCATTGTTGGTGTTAATGTCGACATCCCAGACGGAACCAGAATCGCCTCAAGGCTTGACATACCAGCATACCAGAACTATGACACATGGGTGGTCTCCCTTCACGACGGGACCAAGAAAGGCGGCAACGCTGTGGGCTACGGGCAGACGGCGGTATTGAACAATGTAAATTTTGAGTCTAGCGCGAAGGGTGCGCTAAACATAGCCTCTGAAGCTCTGAAGCCTAGCGGTGAGAAATACGATAAGAGCACGATTGCTAGAATGTATGGCGATTGGGCAAACCATTCAGCCGAGGACGTGCAGAGGGCGGCGACAAGCATACTGGAAGACGGCGATCCAGATTGGGTCGAGATCGGCATGAACCCAGACCGTCACAGCTATTTCTATCGCAAGTCAGACGGGGCACCGGTTGGCTCTGCAGAGCAGGTAATACAAATAGGACCGCTAGTGTTAGCAAAGAAAGTCAAAACGATTGCGATAGATGACCCTGCGCACTTAGTAGAGACGCCCAATGGTCCTCGTCATTACGCCCGTGGCGGCATTAATCCGAAAGCTTTGGCCAAAGAATTAAAAGGCGGTGAGGTCATGGGCTACGCTGAGGGAGGCCTAGCAGAGCTCGCGGACAAGTACAGCAAGGACTACTACCAGTTTCCTTTTGACGACCACGACGAGCACTACCTGAAGTTTGCAGGCGGCGGAGATCTAGCCAAAATCTTGAGGGAGTGGCTCAAGGACCACCCTGAAAAAGGACTGGCAGATTTGAAGACTCGTCAACCCGCTATAGAACACTACCAAGGCATACTAGCAGACCCAACGCTTGCAAACAGACGCATTGGCACAGGCACACATGAAGCAGGTAGCCCTTTATATTATGACATGGCTCAACAAGAATTGAACGCACTCAAGCCAGACATAGCCCTTAACAATTTTGTTGATGGTGCACTCAACAAGTACATTAAGCGCGACTACGGCACCGACTGGGATCCATTGACCACGCTTACGCCAGACGAAAGACACGTCCCCGAGGGCGTGAACAATGTTGCTCGTCAAGGCGAGCCCACTCTAAGATCAAGAAACTGGCCACCGATCAGGTTTGGCTCTGAAGCTGGCACTAAAAAGATAATAGATGGGCTGCGGTCAACGACACGCGATTTGATTCATTCCCCAACAGCGGGATATAGAACTACTGGACTACGCATCGACGACGTGTACAAGGCAAATCCGTGGCTCACAGGAAAACCAAGAGACATGGAATTGTTTTATGATTTTAATCCACACTATGGCGCATTTCCTCACTTGATAAATACGCTACGCAGAACTATTACGCCAGACTCTGGCCTGCCTAATGAGCTGCGTCTCAACCCTGAGTCATTGCAACGTATGTCCGTGCTGCAGGCGTCAAAACTTGTGGGCAAGGTCAATCAGTGGGACAAGGCACAGGCACAAGCGGCCAGTCAGAGGCTGATGTTAAACCCGTTCAAGGAGTACGACTCTGGATACAAGTGGGTCAAGCTGCCAAACGCTAGAGAGCCGGAGGGACTAAAGTCGGTTATGGACTTAGGCTGCAAGGGGGGCTGGTGCACGCAGCAAGAGGACCAAGCGAAAGGCTATAGCAATTACGCAAGAGGAGACCATCTGTATGCGCTGCTAGACCCCGAAGGAAGACCGCACGCGCAAGTTTCCACTTTTGAGGGAGACCCGCACGATTGGGAAAGAAATAAAAATATAACGTCAATGCAGCCACTCGCTAACGATTTTGACAGCCAGTATGTTTCTGACTGGATGAAAAAAGATCCAAATTACAAGAATCAGATCAAGGGCTACATGCAAGACTTTGCGGGGTCCAATGACTGGACACATAATGGGGCTGTTGATGGCATGGACGCGATAGACATGATACCGACAAATGATTGGGAGAAATATTTTAAACTCAACCACATGAAATATGAGCCCCTACGGGGATCGTTGAACTATGATCCTGCAAATGTTGGTGGGTCAGACGCTGTGTATCTTGAGGCTGTGCGTCGGGCAAGACAAAACGCTAGCCAGAGAGAAGAAAAAATCCCCGCGTATATGACTGTTCGCCAATCCAAAAACATGATCCAACAATTTATGCCAAGGCTTGACGAACGTGAACGTATAAACGCTCAAGTTGAGCGATTGTTCCAAAAACCTCCAGTAGAGGGCTACGCCGAAGGAGGCCGTGCCATGAAAGACTTAAAAGACGAACCGGCGCCAGACATTTACGACTCCCAGAAGCGCAGCAAGACCGGTATTGATGTTCTGGACAACATGCTAGACCCGTTCTATGCGATGAGGGCTGGGATAGACGCTCAGGTATTGCCAGAAGAGGTCCAATGGACAGACGACGAGGGTAACATGCACAGCTACACTGCGCCCGGCATAGCCAACAGCGCTCTGGGTTTAGCAAGCTACGCCCAACTCTTTGGCGGTCCCGAGTATCCAATGGCAGACGCGGGGTCAGACGCGTACGACACAGGCTTGCAGCGTGCTCTTGATCACTATGCTCTTCCCGCACGCAACGACATGGGGTTTGTGAACAAGACTGGTCTGACTCTAGGCGAAATGCTTGGACAGATACCGCTGGTCCCGCTGTCCGCGGCTAACAAGGTCCGCCAAGGCGCACAAGTTTTAGGGGGCGCAATGCCTTTCATTAAAAAAACGCTTATGGCTATCCCTGAGTATCTGGGTCCAACCATTGAGCCGACAGCGTTAAATTATGCGATTGGCACAGCGGGCGGAATGGCGTTCCCGCCTGCGATGGAAGGATTGATGAGAATGTACGAAAAGTACAGCCCTGAGCTTGAGTATGAAGTGCCTGACACTGACATGCGCGGATTGCTTGACGACATAGGCAATCCAATAGACCGTGAGTCAGACAAAAGGGTGGCCCAGTGGGTCGCTGAGCAGCGCGGTCCTTCAGACGAGCGGGCTAGGATAGCGGACAACGTCAGGCGCAGCATGATGACGCCAGGCTTTGGCAAAGGCGGTTTCAACCCTAAAGAGCTTGCAGAGAAGCTAGCGAAAGAAGCGGCTGAAGATGTGCCTAAAAACCTATATACCGCTGCCGACCGCGCAAATGCGGGACGCAAAGCAGCTCAGCTAATTAGTTCGCAAGAGCCGGTCAAAGCATCAGAGGCTTTGGGGCAACTGATGGAGCGTGGGTTCAAAAACACTACGACCACGGTAGCTGACCGCACCCGTGTGGGCGGTGGCAACATAGGCGGCGCAAATTTCCCAGCTATTAGCGAAGTAGATCCAGGTTATGAGGATATAGTCTGGGGGGTGATGGATAAAGGTACAGGAAGTCGCTTGACTAACCTGACCACGCCAGAGACAGCATGGACAACAATGCTCGGCTCTGGAACCCAGCTTAAAACCAACCCAATTGTATTTGACAAGCTCATGCGTGGCTTCTTGGGTTCCATGAAGCAGGGCAACTTGTCTGACGACTTAGCCTCAAAAATAAACCACAACCTTGCGTTAGTATTTGGAGAAGGTGCAGACATCAGAGATCCGATGATTTGGCAGCTAGCAGATACGTTTGATAAGCGTTCGGTATTGGCCAACCTAATGATGGGTAAAGGCATGCCGAAAAGCAAAGGAGGCATTCCACTTGGGGGGGAACTACGCGGCGGTGCTATCTTCAACCCAAGTGAAATCTTGATCAGAGAGACAGAACCTACGTTGATGCATCCTTTGTATGGTGGCAACGTGCCAACTTATGCTGCTGGTCCACGTACGTTCAGTTTGGACGGGACGGCCGAGTACCGCCCAGACCTACATCCAGGCTTTCCAACATTGTTACACGGGGAAGACTTGGGCTTTAATATGATCCCCACGCCGACTGAGGTTTACCTACCAGATTGGCACCGTGCTTTCAAAGCGGCCAACCCAGACCGCAAGGGTCCGGGCTACTACGACCTTGCGCTGGGCGTAGAAGGTGAGGGATTACCAAGCCAAGCCTTAACGGAAAAGTACATCCGTCATTTGATCCGCGAAGGATACAGCCACGGCGGCAACGTAGAAATGCAAGACCTGCAGGACATGTTAGACAAATATAATCAGGACACACGAGTAAATTATGGCTAAGTCTAAAGACGAAGAATTCTTGAAGAAAGAAGAGTTGGACTCTGAGGGTGAGACTGTAGAGGTCTCTGAAGACGAGGCTGGCGTTACCGACACCGAAGACGGTGGTGCTATGGTTGCGCTCGAAGAAAAGGAAAACAAGCACGGCGAGCATAGCGTGCTAGAGCACTTCGCCAATATCGTTGACGAGGTCGACCAGTCGATGCTCAAAGAGTCTGTCACCGACTTATTGGAAAAGATCGAGCGTGACAAGGAAGCTCGTGAGAAGCGCGACAAACAGTACGAGGAGGGCTTGCGACGTACAGGCTTGGGCGACGATGCCCCAGGCGGTGCCCAGTTCACAGGCGCCAACAAGGTCGTCCACCCGATGCTTGTCGAGGCGTGCGTAGACTTTTCTGCGCGGTTTATGAAAGAGATATTTCCGCCTAATGGTCCGGTCAAGAGCAAAGTAAACGGCGAGCAAGAGAAGAGCAAGCTAGAGAAGGCGCAACGAAAAGCCGACTTTATGAACTGGCAGATCACCGAGCAGATGACCGAGTTCAGGGGCGAGCTTGAGCAGTTGAGCACGCAGCTGCCGTTGGGTGGTGGTCAGTACATGAAGCTGATGTGGGACGCACAGCGCCGTAGGCCCAACGCTGAGTTTGTGCCCATTGACGATATTTATTTGCCGTTCGCTGCGACGAACTTCTACACCGCAGAACGTAAGACGCACGTCCAGTACATCACCAAGATGGAGTACAACAAGCGCATCAAGACTGGCATGTACATCGACGTTGACCTTGGCGCTCCAGACGACCCAGAGTACAGCAAGGCGTCACAAGCCAACGACAAGATTGAGGGACGCAAAGACCTGAGCTACAACGAGGACGGTCTGCGTACCATGTTCGAGATATATACCTACTTTGATTTTGGTGATGGGGTAGAGCCGTACATCATCACGATAGACAAGTCGACCAGTAAAGCGTTGGGCCTGTACCGTAACTGGGAGCCAGAGGACACGCAGAAGAAAGAGCTGGACTGGGTCGTAGAGTTCCCGTTTGTGCCTTGGCGTGGCGCCTACCCGATCGGTCTTACCCACATGATCGGTGGTTTGAGCGGTGCGGCTACTGGCGCGTTACGTGCCCTGCTTGACTCTGCCCACATCCAAAACATCCCTACCATGCTCAAGCTGAAAGGCGGGCCTGGCGGACAAACCCTGAACCTACAGCCGACCGAGATTGCGGAGATAGAGGGCGGTGCTTTGGTCGACGACATACGCAAGATAGCGATGCCGATACCGTTCAACCAGCCAAGCCCTGTCTTGTTTCAATTGCTTGGATTTTTAGTTGAGGCAGGCAAGGGCGTGGTGCAGACCTCGTTTGAGAGGCTGAGCGATCAGAGTGTTAACCAACCGGTAGGGACAACGCTGGCCCTCATTGAGCAGGGCATGGTCGTGTTCAGCAGTATTCATTCGCGCCTGCACAGTTCGATGGCGAAATGTTTGAAGGTAATCCACCGCATCAACTCTGCCTACCTTACTGAGGAAGACATAGAGGCGTGCGATGCTGGTCTTGAGATTGAGCCGTCAGACTTTGACGGTCCTATGGACGTCATCCCAGTCAGCGATCCTTCTATATTCAGCGAGACGCAGCGCTTTGCACAGATCCAAGCGATCATTCAAAGGGCAGCGGTCGCGCCGCAATTGTACGACGCAAGGAAGGTCGAGGAGATGTTCCTGCGCGTAATGAAGATACCTGGCGACGAAGTATTGGTGTCGCTGCCTGGGACTGACGACATGGACCCGGTCAGCGAGAACGTCGCGGCGGCTATGGGGCGTCCTGTGTTTGTGTTGCCGGCGCAAGACCACATGGCACACATGATGGTACACATACCGTTCCTGCAGTCTCCCTTGTTTGGGTCAAACCCTGCAATAGCAAAGACCTACCTTTACCCGATGGCCACACACTTGCGTGATCACCTGTTGAACTATTATTTGGTAGAGGCCCACACCGCGATCAGCATGGCACAGAGCCAGAGTCTCATAGAGAAAGAGGCCCAAGCGCAGGTGAATGTTGTGCTACAGGTACAGCAGTTCATTGAAAGCCAGCTAGGGTCGTTTGGTCAGCAGTTAGCGCAGATTGATCAGTCAGCCCAGCAGTTCGCTCCACAGGCGCCCGTGCAGCAAGACAGCAGCCTACAGATTGCGCAGATGAACTCACAATTGCAGGGCCAAGCGTTGCAACAAAGAGCGGCACAAGATCAGGCACGTACACAGATGGATCAGGCTAAGATGCAGCAGCAGTCGCAGATAGAGCAGACCAAGATCCAGCAGAAGGCACAGTTTGATCAGGCACGGCTACAGTTAGACCAAGCTAAAATGCAGTTAGATCAGGCAGCCATTAGCATGGACGCGCAGATCGCGCAGGCACGACTGAGCGCAGACGCCCAGCGTACTATGGCAGAGCTAGAGTCACGCGAGCGCATGAACTCTGCCGACAACGACACCGCCAAGCTACTTGCAGCGGCAGAGATCGCGTCGGGAGAGAAAGTAAGTTTTAGCACAGGCACAGGCATTAACCCCAACCCATGAGGATACACCGATGAAAGACAAACCAAAGACTGGCACCGTTTCAATGAAAGGCGGCGACGTTAAACAGAAGCATCGTATGGCGGCTGGCGAGAAAGTCACCGGTCAGACGTTGCCATCAGCGCCTAAGTCTCCTAAGACACCTGCGTGAACTTAGAGACCAAGCTACTGAATAAGCTCAAGGCTGAGCAGCAGAGTTTTGCTGTAGAGGCTTTGACGCGACCCCAGACACGCGATACGTTTGAGTACGGGTATCGTGTTGGAATGTTTGCGGGCTACGAAGCCGCAATAAACGTACTATTAAAACTCATAGACGAGGAACAACATGGCGACAATGACATATGAGGACGCACTTGCAGAGGCTTTTCCCGCTGTAGAAGCAGGGATCCAGCCTTTCGGTAGCCGCGTTCTGATCCAGATAAGGACAGCTAAAAAGAAATCCACAGGGGGTATTATCTTAGACCTTGGCACGCAAGACACCGAGAAGTGGAACACACAGGTCGGTAAGGTTGTGCAGGTCGGACCATTAGCCTTTAAGAACCGCAATGACATGACCACATGGCCGGAAGGCGAGTGGTGTGCTGCGGGTCAATTTGTTCGGGTACCTAAATACGGCGGAGACCGTTGGGAATCTAGAATTCCTGACACAGACTCTACCGCAATGTTCGTAATCTTTAACGACCTTGATATTATTGGGCGAGTCCTTGGCGACCCATTAGCTATCAAGGCATTCATCTGAAAAAGGAGATGACGCATGGCTAATACAATAAAAGAGACAGACGACGACAAGGACGAAATAGTAATTGTTGAAGACAAAAGTAAGATGCCGGTTGTAGAAGAAGATCAAGAAGATGACCGGTTAGCCTCGGCCGCAGAAGAAGAAAGCGCTGTAGATGAAAAAGAGCGAGAGGCCATCAGAGAGCGCCGCCGCAAAGAAAAAGCAGACCGTAAAGATCGCAGAGACGTAGCGATCAAGAGGGACAAGACCGAGCTAGACTTCCTGCGTGGACGCAACGACGATCTTGAGCGCAGGCTGACGGCCCAAGAGCAGAGGGCATACGCGGGCGACATAAGCGCGTTGGACAACAGTATTGCTCAGGCTAGGCATCAGGCTGACCTAGCAGAGAAGGTTATCGCTAAGGCGGTAAATGCTGGTGTTGGCGAAGACGTGACAAGGGCGATGCGATACAGAGACGAGGCACAGTCCCGTCTGCAACAACTTTCGTACGCCAAGCAACAGGCAGTCCCTCCCGCCCAGCCATCGACAATTGATGACAGGACTATGCGTCACGCTCAAGAGTTCATCAAAGAAAATCCTTGGTACGACTCACAGGGCAGAGACGAAGACTCGTCTATTGTGATTGCGATTGACCAAGCGATGAGCAGAGACGGTTACAACCCCCAGACTGAAGAGTATTGGACAGAGCTGCGTAAACGTGCGGCACGGCGCTTGCCTGAGAAGTTTGACGGCAAATCTGAAGACCGAGAAGAGCGCGTAGCGAGAGGCGGTCCTGCGGTAGGGTCAGGCAGAGAGCACGCCCCAGCATCGACACGCAAAGAGGTCTACATCAGCCCAGAGCGTAAGCAGGCACTGGTAGAGGCTGGCGTGTGGGACGACCCGGTGTTACGCATGAAGTACGTCAAGCGATACGCTGAGTACGACAAAACTAACAGGGTCTAAAAAACAGTTGAAGTATTTGCATTTATCTGCTTGCAACTCTATACTAATTCTAATCGCTGAAAAGGAGCGACGTTATGACAGACGAAAGATTAAAGAAATCCGCTGGAGACAAACGCGACAGCCGTACGATGACAGATCGTGCAGTTACACAGAACCGCGAAGTAACCGAAGACGAGCGGGTTGAAATGTTCCGTCAACAGTTTTTTCAGTCCAGTTTACCGGACTTACCAAAACTTCCCGGCTGGCATGCGTGCTGGCTGACCACGACTAACCCTCGTGATTCGATCCATATGCGGATCCGGTTAGGCTACGAGCCTATCAAGCCTGAGGATGTTCCAGGCTGGGAATACGCAACCCTTAAGACGGGTGATTGGGCTGGACTTATCGGGGTGAACGAGATGCTTGCTTTTAAGCTGCCAATGTCTCTGTACCAGAAGTACATGAAGGAAGCTCACCACGACGCTCCTTTGAGAGAAGAAGAGAAACTTACCGATACGGCTGAGTTTCTTGAGCAGCAAGCACGAGTGTCTAAGTCGCGGATTGACATGGGAGATGGTAACAAGGAAATCGGACAAAACCGGGAAGCTCGTTTCGATCTTTCCTGACCGAATCTTTCAATCAACCATTAGGAGTCACTATGTCTACGACTAGCGCACCATATGGTTTTCGGCCTTCGTTCCACAACAGTGGACAAATTCGTCCGAAAGCCTACACGATTGCCACAGGTTACGCTGCGACAATCTTTTCTGGAGATCCCGTTAAGCTAGTAAGCACCGGGACCATTCAACTCGGCTCATCTGACGGTACACGTACCGGCACTACAGATGGCATTACTTTACTGGGTATCTTTGCTGGCGTTGAGTACAACGACGCAAGTGGCAAGCCTACCATTTCACCCTTTTGGCCCGCGTCCACCACAGGCACAGAAATTGTTGCGTATGTGTACGACGACCCAGAAACTTTGTACGACGTACAGTACGCAAACCCAGGAACACCAGGCACCACATCAGTACAGGTTGATGTTGGGGCACAGGCTGACTGGCGTGTGGCTTCCCCTGGCGGTTCTACCTCCACCGGTATCAGCAGCACGTACCTAACCGCGCTTGTAGCTACTTCTGGTCAATTCCAGATCACTGGCTCTGCGTACCTTGTCACCGACTCTTTAACTGATGCCTATGTAAGCATGACCGTTCGCTTGAACGAAGCTGCCTACAAAGCACCTGTTAACGCCATTTAAGGGGGGACTGAATCATGGCTACTCCAATGAGAAGTACGGACTTCAGATCCATAGTTGAGCCAATCCTCAACGAAGTATTTGATGGCGTTTATAACCAACGTGCAGACGAGTGGAAACAAGTCTTCACAGAACAGAAAGGCATCCCACGCAACTATCATGAAGAACCCGTTCTTTATGGTTTTGGTGCGGCGCCTGAGTTGCCCGACGGTATGGCTGTAAGCTACCAGTCTGGCGGCGTGTTGTTCCTACAACGTTACCTCTACAAAGTATACGGTCTGGCGTTCAGCTTGACCAAAGTGCTTGTAGAAGACGGCGATCATATCCGTATCGGTCAGACCTACTCCAAACACTTGGCGCAGTCTTTGATCGAAACGAAAGAAACGTTGTCGGCTAACGTATTGAACCGTGCGTTTAACAGTGCGTATGTTGGTGGTGACGGCGTATCGCTGATCAGCACTGCGCATCCGATTGTTAGCGGCACGTTCAGCAATCAGTTGAGCACAGCTGCCAACTTGTCACAAACATCACTTGAGCAGATCCTCATCCAGATCCGCAACGCTGTTGACAACAACGGCAAGCGTATCCGTTTGACGCCTACTCAGATTGTGGCAGGCCCAAGCAACGTGTTCCAAGCTGAAGTATTGCTGAAGTCTGTTCTGCGTACCGGCACTGCCGATAACGACATCAACCCTGTTAAGAGCATGGGTCTGTTGGCTAAAGGTCAGGCTAATCTGTCACGTATCACCTCGTCCACCGCTTGGTGGGTACAGACTGATGCGCCAGAAGGCATGAAGCTGTTAATGCGTCGTGGTCTTGAGAAGTCTATGGAAGGTGATTTTGAAACCGACTCCATGCGCTACAAGGCAACCGAGCGTTACACTGTGGGCTGGACTGACCCGCGTGGTCTTTTCGGAACCGCTGGTGTTTAAGTAATAAAGAGAGGGGGGTTTCGGCTCCCCTCTTTGTTTTACCGGGATAACCCGTGTATCTGACAGCCCCGGCTGACGTCATGCAGACAGATACGCACAACTCGCATGAGAGGAGATTCACATGGCTTCAACTACTTTTTCCGGCCCAGTAACGTCCACAAATGGCTTTATTGGTGCCCTCACTGGTAATGTAACAGGTAATGTAACAGGTAATGTAACAGGCAACATTGCAGGCTCAGGCACCATCACCCATGCCACAACATCCGCAATTAACGCTACAGCAACGGCAACCGCCGCGCAGGTAGCAACCGGCTACATCACTTCTACTTCAGCCTCAGCTACTGCCATCACTCTGCCTACAGGCACGTTGTTGGGCGCAGCTCTTGGTGCAGCTAAAGGTACAATTTTTGACCTTTACATAGACAACACTGCCGGTGCTAGTACCGTGACCATTGTTGTTGCGGTAAACGGTATCTTGTCCACCGCAGCCGCAGACACTCCAGGTAGCTTTGGTGACCTGACTATTGCCGCTGGTGTAACTGGCTTGGCTCGCTACACAATCATGTTTTCGAGCGCAACTGCGTACGTGTTCACACGCACTGCTTAATAGGAGGTTCTTATGGCAGACGCGGTAACGACTCAAGTTATTCTTGACGGTGAACGTGATTTCATCGGCAAATACACCAACATATCAGACGGCACAGGCGAGAGCGCGGTCGTTAAGATCGACGTGTCTACGCTTGCGGTAAATGGGTTTGGTCGTGCCTGTAACGGGGTCAAGATCAACCGTATATGGGCTAACACCCACGGCATGGAAGTTAAAATGTTGTGGGACGCAACGACGGATGTTTTTGCGTGGATGATTCCTCAGAACGTGTCGTACAAGATGGACTTTAGTATGTTCGGCGGAATCCCAAACAATGCAGGTGCGGGCGTTAACGGTAACCTATTGTTTACAACCGCAGACGCAAGCTCAGGCGACATGTATACGATTGTGCTTGAATGCACAAAAACCTATGCAAGCGCGTGATAATTTATGAGCAAGACATATAAAATTGTTAAAGAGTTTTCGTTTCCTACGTCGCAAGGGTTTACTGGCTCTGCTGGTAAACAGTCCGTCAGTGCTTACGCTGTGGGTGGGAAGGTAGCCACCCCTTGCGCTTGTGGCGGTTATACCATGCGATCGAAGGGCGGAAAGTCTAAGAAGTAGCGTGTCATGTTTTATTATTTGAATTATACTTCAGGCATCGGGGAATGCTGCACCAGCACCCAGCTGACTATTATCTAGGGTTAGTATGGCATATTCTGGTAGCGTGGGTGAGGTTACATTCAACGCACTGAAGGTGGTTGACCACGCCTTCAGACGCTGTCGTTTGCCTGCCCAGGCCATCACATCAGAAATGCACAGCTACGCGCTAGACTCTCTAGCGTTTCTTATTTCCGAACTCGCAAACATCAAAACACCTAGCTGGTGCATTGAGAGGATAATCCTTCCGATGTACGAAAATCAGCCTATAGTGACGCTTCCTATTGGAACGATTGATGTATTAAACCTCAACTATCGTGTGTTGCAGGAGCTGACTGGGACCACGGTCACAACGTCAACCTCTTACACCGTTAGCTTCTCTTCAGCGACCACCGTAAACACCATTGGCATAAAATGGTCTGCCGCGTCTGTTCCGGTAACGTTTCAGGTAAGCACGAACGGCACGACGTGGACCACGGTCGGGACCTCTACAGACATTGTCAGTTCTGGCGAGATAACGTGGACCGACATATCGGGGGCCTTGTCATACGCTTACTTCCGTATTACCTCAATAGCGACGCTGTCATACACCAGCATAACGCTTGGCAATATGCCGCAAGAGATCCCGCTTGGCCAGCTCAACCGAGACGGCTACGTCAATCAGAGCAATCAGGTATTTCCAGGCCGTCCTGCCAGTTACTACTACCAGCGTGACCTGCCGGAGCCTATCGTAAGGATATGGCCAGCCCCTTTCTCCGCCGCTGAGCAGGCACAGCTGATACTTTGGCGCCACAGACAGATCATGGACACGAACAACCTGCAGCAAGAGATTGAGGTCCCCCAGCGATGGCTAGAGGCTATCGTCAACGGGCTAGCTGCAAGGGTCGCTCTAGAGACCCCTGCTGTTGATATTAGTTTGATCCCGATGCTCGACCAGCGGGCTGCTGTGAGCGTACAGAGGGCTTGGGACGGGGACAACGACGGCTCGCCGATACAGATTAACCCTGGCATAGGATGCTACACAGCATGAGCGCATTCTTAGACCCAAGCGGACAACCGACATATGGCATTGCTATATGCGGACGTTGCTCGCGTAAGATGTTTTTGTCTGACTTGTCGCCCGACCCGAACTACCCAGGGCTGATGGTTTGCCGTGAAGACCGAGACCAGTACGACCCTTACAGGTTGGCGCCACGCGGTCCAGACCAGATTATCTTGCCATTTGTTCGTCCTGACTTGCCCGTTAACACGCACCCTTCTGGTCTTATCCAAGAAGCCGGCGACGAATTTATTATCACCGAAGACGGTGATAGTTACTTGGAGATTTAAGGGATGTCTAACGTACCAAGTAATCTAATACCAACACGAATAACGCAGCTTCCTGTGGCCCCTGTTGCCGACGAAGACTCGTTGATGGTGGTCGTGTACGAGGGCAACACGTACCAGATCCGCGTGGGTGATTTGCTGGCCGTTTCTGGTGTTCCTACTAACCGTCAGGTAATCGCCGGCACGGGCTTGACTGGCGGTGGCCAGCTGACCTCGAACGTGACGCTGAGTGTTGCTAACGGCGGCATTGGCACTACACAACTTGCGTCTTCTGGTGTAACGCCTGGCGCTTACGGCACAGCGACCGACATCCCTGTTTTCACGGTTGACGCTACCGGACGCGTAATGTCGGCGACCACTGTCCCTGCGACCACGTCTGGGTATGTGCCAGTGGCCACGCAAGTCATTGCCGGTACAGGATTAAACGGTGGCGGTCCGCTAAACGCTAACGTCACACTGAACGCAAATCTTTCTAATTCGTTGCCATTAGTCGGCGATAATTCTGGTGCTTCTGGCACTTCTACCAATATTGCACGGGCTGACCACCAGCATCCAGCTATAGACCTGACGTTGGACGATCAAGTCGACGGACTATTGCCGCTTAATCATGGCGGCACAGCACGCAGCATGGTGATGGCGCCTGGGGCAATTATTTGGTCTGGATCTGACGGGCTGTATGTAGGTCCAGTGGGCGGCTCAGGGCAAGTGTTAGTGTCTGGCGGAACTGCGGCACCGACGTGGGGCTCTGCGCTGCTCGTTGTTGATCAGGCGGCAAATGTTGTTTATGCAGGCCCAACCGCTGGACCTGTTGCGCCAACTGCGTTCAGGGCATTAGTCAATGCAGACCTTCCGGCTTCTGGCGTAACCGCTAACACGTACGGTTCTGCCCTTGCAATTCCTGTTGTTACGGTTAACGCAAAGGGCGTCATTACAAGCGTGACTACGGCTGCGATTACTGGCGGATTGGCGTACCAAGGCTCTTGGAATGCCTCTACCAACACCCCAACACTAACGTCTAGCGTTGGCACTAACGGTTACTATTACATTGTGTCCGTCTCTGGATCTACCAATCTAAACGGCATTACCGATTGGCTTGTAGGCGACTGGGCTATATTCAACGGCACCGTTTGGCAGAAGATCGACCAGACTAACTTAGTGTCTAGCGTAAACGGCCAGACAGGCGTGGTGAGCATTGCCTACGCAGATTTGGCCGGCGCGATACCTACTTGGAACCAAGACACGACCGGCACGGCGGCTAAAACCAACGCATTAAACTCCGCCACTACGGTGGTTAACGTATCGTCTTCTCCAGCGCCTACGGTTGGACAGATGCTGACGGCGACTAGTGGCACGGCGGCGACGTGGCAAACTCCTGCCGCTGGCGGCGTCACCAGCGTTGCCCAGACCTTTACCGGCGGTATTATCTCAGTGGCTGGTTCGCCGATTACTACGACCGGCACCTTGGCCCTTACCGTTGCAGGAACGTCCGGCGGTGTTCCCTATTTTAGTTCTGCGTCTACTTGGGCTACCTCGGCGGCATTGACCCAGTATGCGTTAGTGCTAGGCGGTGGTGCAGGCGCGGCGCCTGTCGTTGTAGGCAGCACTGGCACGACTACTACGGTTCTTCATGGTAATGCTGTAGGCGCCCCAACGTTTGGGTCAGTGTCTCTGACGGCAGACGTGTCCGGCTCGCTTCCGCTTGCCAATGGCGGCACTGCTGGAACAACAGCCGCTACTGCAAGGACAAACCTAGTCGCGGCCAAGTCAGGCACTAACAGTGACATCACTGAGCTGTACGCGCTTAACGGCACTTCTGGTGGGGTGGCATATCAAAACGTGTCAAATCAACTGATAATGGGTTCGGCACTGACATTTAACGGCACGGTGTTAACAGTCCCTGGCGGCATAACCGGCGGCACATTTTAGGATACTTATATGGCACAATCAGGCTACACACCGATCATTACATATTACAGCACCACTGCTGCGGCTGTCCCATTAGCGGCAAACCTTGCGCCTGGTGAGCTATCCCTAAACATCAGTGACATGAAGCTGTATTGCGAGAACGCGGCGGGTGCGGTTACCCTGCTAGCATCAGCGGCCGGCGCAAGCGGCACAGTCACTAGCGTAGCAGCTACAGTCCCTAGCATTTTTAGTATTGCAGGTAGCCCGATCACATCATCCGGCACGCTCGCGATGACCTATTCCGGTACTGCACTTCCTGTAGCTAATGGAGGCACGGGCGCTACTACGCTAACAGCCAACTATGTCCTGCTTGGTAACGGCACTAGCGCACCACAAATGATTGCACCGAGTAGCTCTGGTAATGTATTAACGAGTAACGGGACGACTTGGGCTAGTACAGCGCCAACATCAAGTGGGGCGACTAAAGGACAGGCTATCGCATTTTCAATCGTATTCGGACTCTAGGAGAGTATTGTGGCAAATCCAAATATAGTCAACGTAACAAGTATTCTAGGTACGACAACGTACTACACCCCATCTGGCACGTCTGCGGTAGTCTTACTGCCTAACGCTGCCTCAAGTGGCTTGGTCTTTAAGATCAACCAGATAGTGGCTGCCAACGTCAACGGCTCTAGTGCTGTTAACGCTACGGTGAGTCTCTACAGTAACGGTGCGGTGGCTCAGGGTTCAGCACCCTCTGGCGGTACGGCTTACCCCATCATCTCTACCTTGTCAGTACCGGCAAATGCGTCTGTGATAGCGGTAGACAAGACGACTGCGATCTACTTGATGGAAGGCACGTCAATCACGATCACGTCTGGTACTGCGAGTGGCATTACCTACAGCATAAGCTACGAATCGATTGCTGCGTAATGAGTATTCGTAATAACAATCTAGGCAGCATCAATAAGCCGGGCTTTAACGCTTTAGGTGCGCAGACTTCTGTGACGACTTATACGTATGAGTTGTATACTTGGGGGCAGAATCAAAATGGTCAGTTGGGTTTAGGCAACGTTACCTATTATTCTTCTCCAAAACAAGTTGGTTCACTGACTACTTGGCTTACTGTAGTAGGAGGTTTCTATCACACAATAGCAACTAAGACAGACGGCACTTTATGGACTTGGGGTAAAAACGTCACCTACGGTCAACTGGGGCTAGGAAACACAACCAGCTACTCCTCCCCAAAACAAGTAGGTGCGCTTGCTACTTGGTATAAAACCGCTGGTGGGCAGACGTATACCGTAGCCACTAAAACAGATGGAACACTATGGTCGTGGGGAAATAACGCTCAGGGGCAATTAGGTTTAGGCAACGCTAGCTATTACTCATCACCTAAACAAGTTGGTGCGCTAACTGCGTGGTCTAAGGTTTCTTGCACAAAAAACTCCACTTTAGCAATCAAAACTGACGGAACACTTTGGACATGGGGATACAACACCAGTGGTCAACTTGGTTTAGGTAACACCACAAGCTATTCATCTCCAAAACAAGTGGGTGCTTTGACTAATTGGCTTACTATCGCAGGTGGCTATTATCAAGCCCTAGCCACTAAAACAGACGGTACTCTTTGGGCATGGGGGCAGAATAATTACGGTCAATTAGGCGATGGCACTACTGTAAATAAATCTTCTCCCGTTCAAGTTGGTGCGCTAACAACGTGGCTTACCGTTGCTGCTGGGTTTTATCATGGAGTAGCCGTTAAAACAGATGGCGCGTTGTGGACTTGGGGTTATAACTCTGTTGGTCAGTTAGGCAGTGGCACTACAGCTAATACATCCTCTCCTAATCAGGTTGGCGCACTTACTACATGGCTTAATATTGCTGCCCGTTATGGGTTTACTGTTGCAAGCAAAACTGACGGTACGCTTTGGGTATGGGGACAGAGCAATTACGGTCAACTTGGCTTAGGAAACACAACTAGCTACTCTAGCCCAAAACAAGTTGGTGCATTGAATACTTGGTCAACAATTGGGGTGACAAGAAATACCACTCTAGCCCTTAAATACTGAGACAACTATGCCCTCCTCAACAGTAATATCAGGCGTTCAATACTCAGGCATCTGGACAATGAATCAGGTGAACGCTGCTTTGGCTGCGGGGACTTGGACGGGCTTGCCGCAGTTATATGCGTGGGGGCGTAACAGTTCTGGTCAACTCGGTTTAGGCAACACCACAGTATACTCTAGCCCTAAACAAGTAGGCGCATTAACTACGTGGTCTACTGTTTCTTGTGGGGCAAATTTCACTCTTACAACCAAAAAAGACGGTACTCTCTGGACATGGGGACGTAATACTTATGGTCAACTTGGAGATGGCAGCACAACTTATCGGTCATCACCAGTACAAATAGGTGCTTTAACTGCGTGGTTAAAAACCGCTGGGGGAGACAGTTTTACTCTAGCCACTAAGACTGACGGTACTTTGTGGTCATGGGGGCGTAATCATGTTGGTCAATTAGGTTTAGGCAACACAACTTCCTATTCATCACCTAAACAGGTAGGTGCTCTAACAACTTGGTTAAATATTGCATGTGGGGTTTCTCACGCTGCTGCCACAAAATCAGATGGTACTATGTGGACATGGGGAAACGGTAACAATGGCAGATTAGGGCTTGGCAACACAACCACCTACTACTCGCCCAAGCAAGTAGGCTCTTTAACAAATTGGCTCACAGTGGCATGTAGTACGTATTCCACAATGGTAATTAAAACTGACGGTACGCTTTGGACTTGGGGATTTAACGCAGGCGGACAACTTGGTTTAGGCAATACAACCGCATACTCCTCACCAAAACAAGTTGGTGCGCTTACTACTTGGTATAAGGTTGCAGGAGCTGCTAATTTTACAATAGCCACTGCAACAGGCGGTACTCTTTACGCATGGGGTGGTAACGGCTCTGGGCAGTTGGGGCTAGGTAACTTAACTTACCGATCATCGCCTAATCAAGTTGGAGCATTAACTACGTGGTTAAACATTGCTTGCGGGGGTTATTTTACCCTTGCCACTAAGACTGACGGCACGTTGTGGTCATGGGGGGTAAACGGAGAGGGTCAACTTGGCCTAGGTAGCATAACTACTTACTCTTCTCCTAAACAAGTTGGCGCATTAACGTCTTGGTTAAACATAGCTGGTGGTTATGCACACACCATTGCAATCAAAACAACTTAAAGGACTTCATGCAAAAACAACTACACTTTTTATCAGGCATTCCACGTTCAGGCTCTACAGTCTTAGCCGCTATCCTGAACCAGAATCCTATGACACACGTATCC